CTGCTGGATGTAAATCATGTTGGCTGTTTTGATTAGTGTATCTTGTGCTTACTCTATCAAAGTCTGTCCAGTGTGAAGCTGTTTCAATACTAGCTGTAGTAGTATCACCTTCTCCACTTAACGCACCAGTAATGTTAGAAATATATCCTTGATATAATATAACTTCATGTGCAACTTTAAATTCTTCCATAAATGCTCTGTATATTGTTACAGGCTTATCTATGTATTCAAGTTCTTGTATAGTTTTTAATACACTTTGTGATGTTCCAGGTAAGTCAACAATGCCTGCTAATTGAATTTCTAATTTTTCAATTGCAAAGGTTGCACTATCAACAAAGTCAGTCATTTGTAACAAGCCACCGGCAGCAACGTATAGGTTGCCGTCTGTTAGTGTTAGATTATATGGTGCTTGTGTTAGGTAATAATTGTGTGTTGCATCAATGTTTATTGCTACACTATCAAAGTATTGTATACTTGATTCTGCTACAATTTCTTGTAAGGTTGCCATGGTTTATGTACCCTGCCATTGATCAAGATCAAATGATACGCTTACGTAGTAGAAGTCTTGATTATCTGTTTCCCAACTAAAGTCATCACTGTTTAATGTAACTACTGCGTGAGCTGGATCTTTGTATATAATTTGTCCTGTAGTACCTAAATTTCTAACAGGCCACGGTGCTCTAAATTTAGCTTCACCAAACACGTTTGCAGCTGTTCCACTTAGTGCTGTGTGTAAATTACCATTTTCATTTTCACCATCAATAAATACTTCACCTTGCATAAAAGCATTTGCTTCATCACTTGCAAATCCTTCAACATACCATATTACATCACCTGGGTTCATGTCTGTTATTAGTCTTGCCTGTGTTGTAGTGTTTTGTCCTGCTACATACGTAGCTCCCCATAAGATTCTAGTATTATTTTTAGATCTTAAATCAAAATGGAATGGTGTGCTTTGTCCATGTGCGGCTTGTGCAATAGCATGGAATATTTTAAAGTCATCTACTTTCATTGGTGGATAAACAACATCTAATGTCCATTTTGTATGTCCTGCACTGCGGGTATACTTAATACCACTTTGTGACATGTTAACAATAGTAGGTGAACTATAATTAACTTCTGCACTCATTGGTGATACGTGACGTGGCCATAGTTTTTGTGGATTAGGAAGATATGTATTAGTTGCCCATTGATCCTCTGTATTCCATACATCCTGTTCTTCAGCAGGTGTTACTACTGGTGGAACATATGTGTTTGGTTTAGCTTTTATTTTAAATAAACGTGTTGTATCAGTAAGGAATATTCCTCTACCGCCTGCACCTGTAACATCAATTGCACTTAAACGTCCATTAACATCTACACTAATATCATTATCTGTTGGCATAGTTTCACCAGCTGGAAGTGGAGTAGCAGTTACATCACCTGCAAACCAATAATCACCTTCCCAAACTGCGCCTGGTTGTGTAACATTGTTTACATCTTGATATTGAAATGTTTCTCCACCCGGTAGTATAGTTTGAAGTGTGCTAATTTCATGTACAATAACTGCTGATTCTTGTTTTAATATTGCACCAGCATCTGTAGTGTCTGCATTTAGATAAGGACACATACCACTGTCTGGCACTCCTGCTCTAATAAGTTTAACTTCTATATCAACATTTACACCTGACCCAGTATCTGTAATTACAAAACCAGCAGGTTCAGTTAAGCCGGCAAATTGTCCCTGAGGATATGTTAATATATCCATATATCCGGTACTAGAATCCCAATAGGCTTGATACTCAAAATCAAAAACTAATGTTGTTGGAATAGCAGGATAAACTGAACCTTGCTGGGCTGGGACGTTTCCATTAAATGAACCAGCATTAACTGTGGCTGTAACTCTTGCAAAACCCAAAACATTCCCGCCTGCGTTTACTGGCAAGTCAGCATTATCACCTTCTATTTGAATCCAATTAGCTAACTCAGCAGTGCTAAATCCCCAATCAGCTTGCAAAGATGTTTGAGTTATATTTTTAAATTCATGTGTTCCGGCTGTTGTATAGTTTTTGTTTAATGAACCTAAGTATAGTTCCTGTGTGCTTGGACGGTTTGTTTTAGCACTATCTGTAAACAGTTCTACCATAGTATTAACGCCAGTTGGGCCATTTATATAGTTTACATAAAAAGGTGTATCTATTTGGTTTGTTGATCCATTATTTGCAAAATTAAATGTACTCATCATTTGAAGAGGTGTAGTAGGAAGCACGTTCTGCTGCATTGTATTGTACATTATATCTGTTATACTACCTTGTGTACCACCAAAGTCACGTCTAATTGTTTTTGGAAACTTTGTATAACCATTTGGTGTAGGTTTCCCAACAGCAAATTGCCAAAGAGGTACTGTTTGTGTAGCGTATATAGTGTCATCTAAAAAGTCTAGATTAAATTGAGTTCCAGCTGCGTCAGCTGTGATATAAAAACTTGTAGAATCATTTGTTTGTAAATAATAAGCATTAGTAGCTCCATTTAATTCTGTTGTTGTAAAACCACTGCCTTCTAATTTTGTTGCACTTGCAAAACTATGTGGATGTAGTGTAGTAAATTTAAGTTTAGCTGCTGTTCCAACTACTTCTATACTAACACTAACTACAACAATACCGTTTTGCATACGCATAACTGCTTCAAGCATTGGCTGTAGCCAAAATTGGTATACTGTATTGTTACCACTAGCTTCTTCAAATGCTTCATTGTATTTGCCAGTGCCTGTTATAATATCTGATAGTGGAGTTGCACTTGGATTACCTCCAGGCCAAACATCATATGCCCCATCTTTTAAATTAAGCATGCGTTCTTGCCAACCTGATGTATCATTTCCAATATAAAGAGGATTAATGTAGAAGGTTGCTGGATTATTTGGATATGTAAATATTGATTTCATTAATAAATCCCCTGTTTGCCACGTTTGTTGTATGCACTTTGTATAATGCCTTCAACTTGTTTTCTATTTTTTAACAGAAACTCTGTGCCTGTTTGTGTATCAATTGCTTGTATAGTTATATTTATCTGAGGCTTGTCACCACCATTTCCAAAGCTCTCTTTGTTGCTTAGAATGTTAGCTGGACCTGTAATAAGTTCTGGACCTGCTTCACCAGCAATACCCATTTTTCCTGCACCTAGTCTACCACCGTCTGCAAAGTAATCAAATGGTCCCGGCGCCATTCCACCACCTGCAAATCCTGTTTGTAAGTAAGGCATTGGTCCTGGCATCATCCCACCACCAAACAGTCCCATTACGTCAAACGGTTTACTACCGCCTCCAAACAGTCCTCCAAACATTTTCATTATATCTTGGAACAGAGTTCCACCGTTCATGAAGTCTGTTAGAAGATCTGATAGCATTGATTTTAATGATCCTGCAAATGTTTCAAAGCCTAATGTACCATTAACTAATCCATCAGCAAATCTCTTATTGAAGTCATCATTAAATCCATCAACAAACTTCTCTGAATCTGTTCTCATATCTTCAGTTGCTTTTTTAAATTCCTTTGCACTACGGCCAATTGCCTTATTTGTTCCATCCATGCGTTGCTGTAATTTAAATTGTTTAGCAGCAATATCTTCAAGCAAATCTTTATACTCTTGCATATCTTCTCTGCCTTTGAATAACTCTGCTGCCTCTACTAAATCTTCTTCTGTTTTTCTCATTGCTGCACTTAGTGGATCATATCTGTCTTGAAGTGATTGTATTGCAAAGGCCTGTTCCTCTAGTTCAGTTTTAAGTCTCAATGCTGCCTCTGTTGCTTCTCCCATTATATCTGTAGCATGTACTAGAGTATTTGTTACTTCTACAACTGGAGCATTAAATGATAGAAACCCAAGGCCGCCTCTTAGCGCTGCGTCTGCCATTATATCTATAGCATTTACAGTTGTGTCTATTACTGGCGTCATGTGTGATAACATGTCAGTACTTGTTGTTATAGTTGGTATAAACTTTTCAGCCATTACATCATGTACATTAAATGCTATTTTACTCATGTGTGATAACATGTCAGTACTTGTTGTTATAGTTGGTATAAAGTTCTTAGACATTTCATCATGTACATCAAATGCTACATCTTGCATGTGTGATAAATGCCCAGTGGCTACGCTTATCTCCTTAGCAATCTCATTCTCTGGTCCACCAGTTATTTTGATAGGTCCTATTCCAGTAAATCCTTCAGGTGTCTTTTTAAATTGTTCTTCAAGATCTTTTAAGTCTTGTTCTAATAGAAGCACCTCAGCTGAGTTTCTCATCATTGCATCAGTTATGCCATCAACTAAATCAGGAACCTTAATAATCTGATCCCCAAGTTGGTCAAACCCGTTAGCTGCATTATCTATATCAATAGTAAAGTCAACCATTGGGCTACCTAGATTTGAGTCTACTAAGTCTTTTTCAAGTTTGCTATTTGCTGTTCTTAATTCTTCAAGTCTTTCTTTTGTTGACTTTATTTTGGCTTCTAATTCATCACCGTCAAATTCTTCAGTTGTTTCACCAAATGCTTTGTTCATTGCAAGCGTAGTGGCTGTTACTGCTGCTAATCCTGTTGCAACTGCAGCCCAACCAACACCACTCATACCAAGCACTCCTGCCATTCCTATTGCTAAAGTTCTCATTGCCATTGCTGCCTTAACGGCCCAACCTGCAAGTTTTAATAAAACTAATCCCTTGGCGGCTATAAGGAATAAGTCTGAATGTTTAGCAATGAACTTAATAGCGTCAGCTATCTTTAAAACTGCTGCAGCTAAGCCTTCACCTAATGCAACTGCCATTTCATCTATTGCTTCTTTATTCTTGTCTAAGAATGTTTGTACGTCACCTAATTGTGCCTTTAATGCTGGAAATAATCCACTTTCCATTGTTGTCTTTTTAAATTGTAGCCAAGCGTCACCCATCATGGACACTTGTCCAGTCCATGTCTTAGCCATCTCTGCGCCAGCACCCGCAACACTTGTTGTACCATTTTCAAATGCGTCTCTGATCATTTTCTCAGTTTGTTCAGCTGTGTATTGTACGCCTTCTTGGAAACCTAATAAACTCTTAACACCCTTTTCTCTAAACATATCAGCAGCCGCAATACCACCTGACATAGCTCTTTGTAACTGTCCAGCTACTTCTTCAAAGCTGAGTCCTGTAGCCGCTGCTATATCTCCAGTCATATCTAGAGAGTCTGATAATTGGTCTATTGAACTTACTGTTAATAGTAATGGAGCGGCATTAGCCATGTCTTCTAAACTAAATGCACTTCTACCTGCTGCTTCTTCAACTGTCTTTAGTGCTTTTGCGCCGTCTTCTGCAGATCCTGTAATAAACTTTAACTGTATATTAAGTTGTTCAAATTGTTTTGCTGTATCTAGAAACGCTTTTCCAAGTTTAAATCCTGCAAACGCTGCGGCGGCTGCACCAGCAGCAATTTTCATAGCGTTAAAGTTGGAATTTACTTTTTTACTACTGCCTTGTATTTTCTTTAACTGTTTATCAGTTTTGCCTAGGGCTGTTGCTGCCTTGTTATTGGCAATAATATCAATTTCATATCTACTTGTGCCGCTCATAATATGCGTTTCCTTATAATTTAAGAGAAGTTACTTCTTCTCTTATTTTTGTTTTGTCTTTTTCAAGGCTGGGTCAACAATACCTCTAGGTGCCTGCATACTTGTAGGTCCACCTTTTTCAGAGCCATCAAGTATTGACGCATACCCAACACGGTTTGTTAATATAAGAATTTTCCTATACTTACTGCCAATGTTAAATTTACCAACTTTCTTCCACGCTTGTTTAGCCGCACCTGTGTCTACAGGAGTTCCTGTACGTAGGTTTTTGGTTAAGTCATCTGTCCACTGATGCCAGTCTTTATTGACGTCTTTTAATAAATCTTTCATTACTGCAGCACCTGTTTTCATATGACTTATCCTTTATTTGCGTTCTTCTGTTGTGCGTTCTTATATTCTATGTACTTAACCCAG